GGACTTTACGATCTTCCAAAGCGGATTCCAAAGACGCCCGGATGGAGGAGTAAGTGGAACAGCCGGATGCAGCCTCCATCCATCCCCCGGATTTCATCAGAGTGCCTCGGATGGGGAGGATGGCGATGCCGGAGTCGGTGGTGAAGTAGGGTTTGTCGGATTTGGAGGATTTGGCGGAATCGCCTAACTCGATCACGTCGGCGTCGTACCGACTAAGTACGCCCTCGGAGAGGAGGTTGTCTATCCCGGATTGATCCACGGATAGACGTGGGCCGACTGCACGGAGGATGGATTCCAGTTTGGAGGGGATTATGGCAAGCGGTACGTCGAATATCTGCTGGGCGAGATGGAGGAGAGATCCGTGGCGGGTGGTCATGGCTCTATCGGTATAGGCAGCACAGATAACCACAGTAACAGATTTTTGTAGGTTTGGGTAAAGGAAGGGCGAGCGTCCGTTTGTTTTGAGGATGTTGCGCCGATGGAAATCGGGCGTTTAGGGAATTGCCGGACGGGCCGGCGGTTTATTCTAGTTAGCACTCAGGAGCACGGACGCTCTTAGGGACTAGTGTATCACGAGGTCATAGATGAAGGTCTGGAAGGTGGCGGCGGAGGAAGGGGAGGCTGCTCAAAACGCATACCGTCGCATAGACCTCCGATATGAGGCGGGCCGTAATTCTTACCGTCGAATATTTGACCGCATGAACAACAGTAACGCAGTACTCCGCCGTGATGCTCCGCTCCGCACCTCCCACAACGGGAAGGCTCATAACTAAGCATAGCGAAGATTATCTTTCGCAACATAAAACCTACCATCCGTGATACTTACAATACAGCCAGATCTCCATCCGCCAGACCCAGTGCTTAATCCTAGTCCTGCACTTGAGGACCGGTATTCTGGCCAGACTGTTCCTCCTGATCCGTCTCTTCCTTCCCGGCGGGAGTTTCATCTGGAGCCGGGGCGAGAGGATTGCTCTCCCGGCCGATAAGCACGCGGCGAGGATCGGAGTCACGGACCAACCCCATCTGGTCGGAGCGGGCGTTGTCACGGACGGTCTGTGCATCCACATCCGCTACGTCTCTCCCACGTTCGGCACAAATGGATTCACGCGAGTTGAAGCCGTTACGGACTTCAGCTTGGGCCGCTTCAATGTCGGATTTGGGATCGATCCATGGCCAGGATGAGAGGGACCATTCGATATCGAGATACTTGGCTGGGTCGGTGGAGTAACCCGGTAGCTTCAATGCCCCAGACATTACCGCCTCTTCCAGAAACCACCCCACAACGGGTTCGCAGAACTGAGCGATGAGGATGTTGCGGACGAACTGGACGGCTTTACGACGGAAGTCCAATATCCCCGCTCGGATGGAGGACAGATTGACGCCCTTCAGGTTTCCGGTCAACTGTTCGTAAGTGCATCCAATCGCACTGGCTAACTGATGCAGGGCTTCGTACAGGAACGCCTGCATATCGTTTTCCTGCGGCAAGGTGGGGAATTGGATCTCCTCGCCGGGGAATAGGTTTTGGATAGTGCCGGTTTCGATACTGGAGACATCCACGCCGGGAGGGGGAGGGCCGTAGGTAGGGAGTCCGCCGTTGTTGTAACCAGCGGAGCCGTCCAGCCCGTTCTGCCCCCACATGTCCTGCGGGAGGACCGACCCCTCTGGGGACGCCTTCTTGATGAACGCCGCGAACATGGTCTGGATTTGCTTTTTCACAACGCTCGCGTCCATGTATTTCTGGATTTCGTGGAGGAGCACCAGGACGGGCGTGAGATGGGGTTGGCCGCGGAGTAACCCAGCCTGCCAGGGTTTGTACACGTGCAGCATATCCGCCGACCTAACCCGCATGAACTGTAATCCCTGGAGCGGGTAGAACATGGTCTCGCCGGGATGCTCTTTGTACAAATGGTAGGCGGTGATACGGTTGTCGGGGTCGAATTCAATCCCTGTGCGGACGGCGTTGCCATCCGGGATGCCGATGGGGACAGTAGCGAAGCCTTGGGTGTTTACCCAGACCGGCATCTGTTCGGATTCTATAAGTTGAAGTTGTAGCGGAACCCGCATCCCCCAGGAGATAGGGCGGATGTGACGGCGGCAGAGAACCTCCCCGGCGGCAAAGATTTCCCGCGCCGCCAAAGCCTGGAGTCCGTAGTAGGTGAGTTTGTCCGCCCAGTCAATCCGCTTGGATTCCGCCCAACGGTTGAACTCCTTCTCGATTTTAGTCTTCAGTGGAGTTGGAAGATTCCATTTCGGCCGGATTCCATTACCCACCATCTGTGACTCGAAGTTATCTACGGCGGAGGCGGCGAGCGGATTATTCCGGATCTCGTCACGGCAACGGGCGACTATTAAGTCGTGGGACGCCCAGAGGGATGTGGTAGGGCCAAGACGGGCGGGTTGCCAGCTTCCTAAACGGCGCCCGGTGGAAGCCGCGTCGTAGGGTTGGCCGGAATTGTCGTTGTAGCCGTTGCCGTAGTCGGCACGGAGAGCGGGGGGACGGATGACGGATGATCCACTAGTTCCGTTCGTCAGTAGGCGGGGAGGCAGGCGCAGAGGGCGTAGAGCCGGGGGGATGATGGAGGTCTGAGAGCCGTGGAGCGCGGAGATACGAGTGTACGAGGCCACGTCTCAGGGTAGCACGGAGAACCGCCACTACCCAATCCGGTGGAGTAGCCCAACCATCAACGGGCCGGTGTCTAACAGAGATACGAACAACCCGCAGACAAACATCCATTTGCCGATTTCCTGGGGTTTGGGGGTGGTGGCCAGAAGGAAGATGAGGAGGCCAGCGAGACAGACGAGGAGTGGGAGGAGGATGGTCATACAGTCAGTATAGCAAGGCTGTCAAAACGACCTCGGTTGTCCATCCACACTTAACAAAAACTTGGGGGTCTCGTCCGACAGCAACTCCGCGATGACGGATTCCAGAACTTTGTTGACGGAATCTTCCGACAGTCCCTCGGATTTGACCAATCCCGGTGCCAGCACGTCCACGATTAAGTGACGGAGAGCATTCACCCGGATGACCAATTCCGTCACGGTAACACCATCCAAACAAATCTCCGCGATGGGTTCCTCCACACCGGACACGAGGGACCAAAGGATCTCGTCACGTGTCGCCAGCCAGACGCGGATGAGGGATTTGAGGGATTCCCTCTGATTGATGAGTCGAAGGGCTGGGTTAGTCGGTACGGGCGGCGGGAGGGCGGTCGGTTTGGAGGGGATTGGATTAGGCGTCGGATGTGTCGGCATTACTCAATTCTCCTGATTTGGTACGGACGCACACTATTCCAGAATTCCATCGGCATGGGTGCCCAGTTCTCACACACGAACAACACGAAGCAATAGGCGCGGGTATGGACTGCCAGACCGAGTTGGGTGAATGGTAAGGATGAGAAGCTGGCTTTCCAGGAGGATTCCCAAATGACGGTTGGACAGAATGGCATCAGGGATAGCGTAACACAATCTGCGGAAAATTGGATCGGTTATCCCCGAATCCCCGTCCCCGTCCGCATCCGGTATTGCCGGATCGGCCCTCCGTTAATCCCCGGTGTCGGATTGACAGCGTTGTACATCATGGTGTAGAGCAACTGCTGTTGAGCGACAGTCTGGAATCGGATAGTCCGGTCCTGGAAACGGATCTCCGACGCGCCGGCGGAATTCGCCATAGCGGATTGCAGGATGGCTAGGTTAGCTGCGGTGAAGGACGGGAGGACAATGCCTGGAGGGAACATACTGACAGTATAGCAATCCGTCAGTGATGCACCAGTCCCGCCCTCCCCGTCAACGTCGCCCCGCCCTGAAGGGACTCCTGCCACCACTTAGTAAGTATGGAGTATTTGTAAGCCGTGTCGTTAGGGGATAGTCCTCCCAGGACGGCGTTAACCGGACCCGCTCCCGTCGCGCAGTTATCGTTAGGTTGATCCTGTGTGTTGTAAAACCAAGGCTCGTTACAGAAGACAGAGAATCCCTTAATCTTGAAAGCCGAGGCCCATGTGGTGAGTGTGGACTGCCATTGGTTGCGGAAGCCGGAGGTTTGCCAGATTGCGTCTAGCCTGCCGAGGTAGGCGTTAGCCTCCTCCGACCGCACCGACCCGTCTCCAATGCACCATACTGGAGGGTCTAGCTGGCCTATGTACACATCCTTACCGAAAGGATTGGCGGTAGCGGCAAGGAAGTTCCCCCGGTACCAGGTTAGGGCGTCGGCGTAGGACCAGCCTCCAGATCCGTTGGATGGATTGCAGATTGGAGCAAATAAGTCTATCCCGAGATAATCCACATATTGGTAGGTGGCGGTAGGAGTGGTGTCACAGGCGGAGTCTGGGACGGGCTGGCCCGCCGCTGCCCCTCCCGCCCAGTCATACCAGTAACAGATGTCGGTGTGAGGGGCTTGGGAGGTTTGCCAAGCCGTCCCGTTGGCCGTCGCTCCGATCTTTATGCCGGGGTCGATGGCTTTGATGGCGGGACCGATGGTGGAGATGATAGTGGCGATGTCGGAGACGGAGAATCTCTGGATAGAGGACAGAGCGGCGAAGGGTTCTACCACAACCTGCCAACGGGAGAAGGTCCCGGCTGGGTAACGGGAGATGAGGGCTTGGGTGAGAGGGAGGAAGCATTGGATGAACTGGGTGGCGGAGATTGTGCCGGACAGACCGCAGTAATACGTGGCGGCGTTGCCTCCCGGTGCCGGTTGCAGTCCTGCGAATCCTCCCCGCAATTGAATCCCGTTATGCGCGGCGAAGGTCACGGCGGCGTCGGTGTAGTACAGCATCGTGCATAGAGAGCCGGCACCGGGAGGGAGGGTTTCGGTGGTGGGGGAGTATGGGAGGTATGTGGAACCGGGACAATCGGTAGGGATAACAATATCCCCTCCGACGATGTGGGTCGGGTAGGTTGGGGAGGCCGCGCCGGCCGCCATGTACGGGAATAAGTCCTGGGTGGTAACGTTGGCATAGGTTTTCAAAGCCGCCATATAGGGAACGCCGGCGGGACCGAAGACGGGGATGTCGGAACTGATGTATGGGGCGAGGAGGGGTTGGATAAAACCGGCGAGTAGGATTGGGGTTTGAGGTTTGATAGGGGTGGTGGAGAGGATTTCCTTGAAGGCGAAGGAGTAGTCGTTGAGGAAATCTCCCAAAGGAGGGTTGGGAGCGGGGCCGGGGAGACGGTAGATCGAACCACAGGAAACCTGGTGGGATGTGGCGATCCCCATCTCGCATTGCGGGGTGGCGATGCCAACGGAGGACAGAAGAGTCAGGGTTAGGATTAGTAAGTTTCGCATGATTGGATTACCGATTGGATTACCGTCCCTCAGCGATGACGGTGCAGGTCTCGGCAGTCATGGCGGCGTTGGTGGGGAAGGTGATGGCGGTGGCGCTGAAGGTCGGGTTGTACGTGCCACAGGACGTCGGACTGCCGGATGACGTAAGCATTGTGCCGGGGTAGATTGTGAATGCGGTGGGGAAGGTGTAGATTTGCGCCGGGCCGGAGGTGTTGGTGTATCCGGCGAGGACGCAGATTGTGCGCTTCTCCGCAGTGCCGTTGACGGGGGTGGAGCAGTTGACGGAACCGGCGGTAGGAGACCCTGAGATAGTACCGCTGGGAGTATTGTTCGCCACGTAATTGTCCAACGTGCTAATCCCGTTAACCTCCAGGGTTGTGGCGGCGTGATTCTTGCCGATCGCCACACGGATGTTAGTGGAATCCATACCGAGTATCGCGGAAGACTGAGCCGCGTTTGTCCAAAGGAAAGCGGAGGTAGAGTCCGCAGCGGGGAACAGGTTGTTAGGGATTTGGGCGGCGGTGAGCGTTCCGGCAAGACTAGCAAACCCGAGAGGAGCGCCGTGGAGGTAGAACGAACCCGCGTCTACAGTGCCGTAACCCGCCGACCCGTTGGTGATCTGGAGGATGCCGGCAGACTCCCTATCGATCCCTACATCGGCAGACCCCGCGCCGCCTCCCAAGACAGTCGCGGCGGAGTTCCACTTGAATGCGAATCCGGAGGACAGAGCCATGTTGGGGGAGTTATAGAACAGATCCCACACCGTCCCGTTGCCGAACGCCACCCCGGAGGATGCGCCGAGATAGATGGAGGGTAGACCCGCGTTGGTCTGGAAAATCAACTCGGCTTGGCAGGATACCGAGGATGGAGGGGCGCAGGTTGCCCCGGCCTGGGAGGAGGATTCCTGCATGATTAACGTGGTGTAGTTGGAGCCGGTGGAGTTGTAGAGGGTTTGTGGGTAGGAGGCGGATAGGTAGAGGTCGGATTGCCAGGACATATTGCCGGAAGCGTCCACCGTCAGAGCCTGGTTGGTTGTGCCTGCCGCGGTCGGCCAGTATAACGTGCCGGTGTACCCAGAGGACGGGGCACAGAGGTCGAGGGTATGGACTGCGCCAGCGTCTTGGAGCTGCAAACACCCCTGGGACGAACCGTTTACGTCTGCGTATATATTCCCGTCGGCGTTTAGGTTTCCCCCGGCCGTCACGTCTCCTACGGTTTGGATGGAGGAGATGTTGAGGGTGCCAAGTCCGGTGGGGATAGGGGCAGAGGGGACACACACGTTGGAGAGGAGGAATGGACTTCCGACTGTGGTGAGGGTACAGTATTCCGACCAACCGATCCGCGGGCCGGAGGTGGGTTGGCCGGTGAATTTGAATACGTAGAAGGTGTCGGCGGGGAGGACGGAATCGTTGGGGACGAGAGTGACGGAGAATAGATTGGAGAGGGAGCCGCCGGACGTGGTGATTGTGCCGGAGCAGGTTGTGGCACCGCCTGAGGGAGGGACGGATAGAGTCCAGTTAGTCGGTATGGCGTTATACCCCACCCCGGAGAAGGAATACACGTAGCCCGCTCCGATGGGGACGAAGGTGGGGGTGAGGGTGATGGGGCCGGAGAGCACGCCGGAGGATACGGATATCGAACCGGACGCACCGGAACCCGTGGCGCCGGGGACAGGGACAGCGGTGGCTAGGCAATTCCCGGTACCGGAGGCCGAACCGCCGGAGACGTAGGTGACAGGGGTGGACACGTTGCCGATGCCGACAGAGGAGATACCGACGGAGAGTGGGACGGTTTGAATCCAATTGGCGACGGTGAAGCCGCCGGACACGGTTATCAGGACTGGGTTGGAGATCTGGAGAGCACCGGAGAATAGAGTGGAGGAGTTAGGGGTGGGGACTGTGTCGGTGATGGTGGATTGGACGGGTTGGGCGGAGGACAGGAGGGCGGTGCTGAGGATCAGTAGAGCAAGTACAATGGTACGTCGGTGTGTTGGAGTCGGCATGTAGGTCCTCCCGTCGTCACGACGGTAGATAGTCCATTCAGTCTAACTTCCAAACCTACCACGGATAGGACGGGAAGGTCTAGGGATGGGGTTGCCTTGCGAGTCTAGTCCAGCGCGGGATTGCGATACCGACCTCTCCCATTCCTGCCGTGCCAACTGTGCGGCGGTGGGTTGGGGTGGTGGGGGCGGTTGGACGGGCGGTGCGGCGGGCACCGGTTCTTCAGGCCGGGAGGGCTTGCCCGCCGCTATGGAGGACTCGGAGGAGTCTATGACAGACACGAACAAATCGACAACAGACGATGACGAGTGTAGCATGTCTGCGGAATATGTGTCAACTTGCGGGTCTGACTCGCCTGTCATCTGTTCCACCTCAGCCACTCCGACTAACGGTCCCGCGAGAACTGCCGCCTCCAATGTAGCCCAAGGGAAGGTGGGACGGTCTATGCCGACTAACGCGGCGGCGGCTCTATTTCCAACGGCTAAGTCAAACACCTCGTTCCTCCCACGTTTCTCCCAAACCACATCCCCATTAGGCTTCTCAATCCGCACCTCGGAAGTAAGTTGTTTGAAGTACTCTCCGTCGTAATTGGGGAAGTGGTACAGGCCGGCGGTAGGTTCGTCGATAATCTTTCCAAACGGATCGCGCCGCGGGTTGATGTCACGTAGGACGGTGTAGATCTCACGTTTGGCGCAATGAGTTCCGATGCTGACAATATAGATATGTTGACGTTGGCGAGCCGCGTCTTCCTTCGACACTTGGGAGATGATTTGCAGTTCGTTATCGTCGCCCTTGGTAGGGACTACGGTGCGAGTCACCGCAACCTGCAATCCCGCCCCACCTTTAATCGGACGGGCATGGCGGATGGCGAAGTTGTACACAGGTTTGGGGAGAGAGCCGGTGTCGATGCACATCACCCATATCGGCAATGTAATCCCGGAAGCGTGAGGCCAGTTACGGACGAGCAGTTTCTCTAATTCAGCCCAGAGTTCGGGGGATGTGGCGGGGAGGGGTTGGCCGTTCTCGGCGAAGGCTTGCAGGACCCAATACCCAATGCTCCAGTTTTCCAGATTCCGTCCCCATGCCTTCACCTCTACCTCCAGCCGGGGTGGGGATTCCTGTACGTCGGTCATGGCGGTGAGGAATAGGCCGCGCATGGGAATTACCGCCTCGTTGTTGAAGGCGTAGTGCTCCCGCCGGTCCATCAACTTCTCGTGATCGGGACGTTCCCCTCCCTCTGTCCAGACCTCAGCCAAGACTGTGTTGATGAAGGTTTTAAGTGTGGAGGGTTTGTCCTTCACCGCCAGGAACTCCACGGCTAAGTCTCCGACTGTATGCCAGATGTACGGATCGTACAACTGGTTAATCCAGAACCCGGCGATCTTGTTGGTGGGTTTCTCATTCCGCCACTCCAACTTCTGCACAGCGTCCCAATGCTCTAACTTACCCCAGAGGGACTTACACTTCTCACACTGAATACAGGCGTTCTTCGGGTCGGTGACAAACGACCCGCCATCCTTACCCTTGACCATGTGGAAGCGTAGGACTTGGAAGTGTCCGCACTGAGGGCAGGGGACGTATGGACGCCGTTGGTCCGACCCTTCAT